ATCGCTGGGATGTCATCTTCTTTTCTTTTATCCCAACTGTGGTATAAATCCACCATTATCTCTTAAATCTAATTCTTTTAACACCTTTTTGGATTCTGTCTTACAGGTAGTCCCTCGATACCCGCCGCTTGCATAGCGTTATCGCTAGCCGTATCCATTTTACCGCCTATAGCTGCTAGACCTCTTCCTTCTACTTTACTTGGTGCCATACCCATTCTTTCAATATCTTCTTTTACTTTTTCCATAGCCTCTTTAGGAGATAAACCCATTTCCAAGTATTTTTCAAAAAGAGCTTCTATAGCTTTATCTACTTCTGTGTTAGATGCCATTCTATCTGGTAATACTGGTGCATCCGCAGGTGGTTTTGGTCCAAAAGGATTTACAGGTTGTGTTGGGTCTGGTGGTAATACTGGACCTTCAGCAAAACCTACTCTACCACCTACAGCATACTCTGATGTGTTTGTTGTAACAAAATCTCTAACTTGTTGTTCATACTCTTCTGAAGTTGTGTCCGCAGTTGGTGGATTTAAATTTCTATAATATTGTTCTAAATATCCTGATGGATCTCTAGCTAGTTCTTCTTCAGCTTGTTCTGGTGTCATACCAAGTGTTTTTGTTAAGAAAGTAGATACTGCGCCTAGTGTTGCTATTTTACCTATGTTACCACTTAAAAAATTTTTACTTACACCTTCTGCTGCTTTACCTGTAAAAAATTGAGCTGGGTCACCCATCATAGCATCTTTTCCAAAAGCTTTTTGCATTGCATTAGGAAAAAATTTTGCTTTACCTGCAGCTAAAGCATTTCCAATACCACCAAATCCAAATATACCGGGTGCTCCTCCTGCTGGAACCATAAAAGATGATCTACCAAATATTCCACCCATACTTGTTCCTGGTATACCAAATGCAGCTGCTCCTATTAATGCAGCTTTACCAAGATCAGATGATGCAATATCTTTAACCGCTCCTGTAGCTTTTTTAACAACTTTTTTAGCTGCTCTTTTAATACCACCAAATATGGCTTTCTCTCTAGGTACGACATCCATTATGCCACCACCCATTCGTAATTGTCTATCCATTTGTCCTCTTGATATTGTCATATTTTAATTAAGTTGTTGTAGGCAGGCTTATAATCCTGTATTTTTCAATCTACTTGGTTTTGCCAAATAAATCAAGGCTTGGCATAACCACTTTAACATCCCTTCGAATGTGTGCTTCTGGCACCCCTTTTGCCTTCCATTCCTCGTCATTTTTATATACTTCACCCGTCTTTAAATTAGATATTGTCTCAATTATTTCTTTTGGTTCAATAACCTTCATTATGTTGTTACCTCCCTTGGCTGTATTTGTAAGATAGAAGCTATTACATGTAATTCATTTGCATCACTAGCCTGTACTTTTATAGCTTCACTTTCCTGTACAACTAGAGGATTTGTAAGAAGTTCTGTTGTTGTATTAGAAGCTACGGCTTTAGTCTTAAATAAACTAAACGTACTAGAAGAAGAGTCAACTAATGTAATATCAATATTACAGCTAGAACCTGAATCGTTTGAAACTAGTATTGATTTAATAACAGCTACATTTGCTGATGGTGTTGTATACAGAGTTGTTAAGTCTGTTGAGGTTAAATCTACTTTTGCATTTATAAAACTATTTGACATTAATTTAAAAAGAAGTTTTGTGCATCAACTTCATCCTTTAATTCTTGTTGAAATGTTGTATTTAATTTTTGTACAATCGCATCAAGATCCCTGACTTGTGCGTCAGCCACATCTTGTCTGTACTCTCTACTTGGTCTAGTTAATATCTGTACTATCTTTGCCATTATCTTCTTCCGTCTGGTTGTATATCTAATCTAAATCCACCAAGTTTCCAATTCTGTGATGAGCCTGTATTTGCTACTTTTAACGATACAGCTCGTCCTCGTGCTCTTGTATCTATCTTAGTTGTAGATGATGTAATTGTAAAAGGACCAAGAGGTGAACTAGCTTGTGTGCTATTTGGATAATTTTTTAATTGTAAAGTAATTTGTGTATTACCTGTTTGAGATAAAAAGTCTGGAACAAATCTTCTAATCTTCATTAAAAACTCACCATCTCCTCTAATGTCAGCACCACCTTGTTGCGTAGCTGAAATATCAAAATCTCCAGATTGAATATTAGCAGTCACTGCTGTGACAGCCGTAGAGGTTACTTGATCTGTACCTGTTTCGTGTTCGTAATATATTGTACATCCTTCAGTGTTACCAACAACATCATAAGATGCATTAGAACTAACATCATAATCTGTAGCATGTGGTTTACCAAATACAGAAGAGTCTTGCCATGTTGTTCTATCTAAAGAACCAGTTGTCCATATTGGTCTTTCTGATGAGGACTCTTGATAATTATAAGTTACACATCTATCTACGACTGTAGANTTTTCTGTGCAGTAGAACCAAGTTATCTCACCAAACAAATTATTTAATCCNGCATTAATTAATTGTGATGCTGTTGTATTTAAATCATTAAAAACAAAATCTTCTACCAAACAAGTTAGNGTTTGAAGNGCACCTGCATATTTAAANAAACCATTTTCTGAAAACCAATAAGCGGCACCATCAACTTCAACAGCTGCGTTCTGTCCAATCAATCCACAGTTTGTACCTACTTGTGTAAAACCAAAGGTAAATGGTGGACCAATAAAACGCATTGTAAATAGAGCTGTGTCAGTCCAAACATAAATTGCATCTCTACCTCTAACTGCTCCTACAATTCTAGAACCATCAGCAAGTCTTTGTGTGCCTGCTGTATTAGTTGCCGTAGGTGTATAGGTACTAATATCCTCCTGATTAGAGAATCGTATAAACATTTGATCTTGAGTAGACTGATCTCCTATTGTTGTCTCTGTTCCAAAGAATACTAAGTGTCTATCTGGTGTAGATACAATCATATCTCTAGATGCTGTTGGTGCACCAGAAATAATTGTTGCTCGATTTGAAGTAGCGTTTGATGCATTTGAATCCCATTCAAATACTTGTCCGTTGTGTATTAAGGCTATAATTTTATCACCAAAGTTATCTATCGACCACATACCTGGATCTATAACTAAGTCACCAGATGCAGCCTCGCCCCACGCTACATAGTCGGTAGAGTTAATTACAGTATCTGCATTTGAGTGAGAAGCAGCTGTTGTGTTTCTAACTCCTCTTGTTACACCCGTTAAAGTATTACCAGATAAACCTGTGTAAGAAATTTCTTCATTGCCTATTTGAATAAAACTTGTTCCTGATGTTGGAAACAAAGAGGCATCTGTTAAAACAATTGTAGTTGTAGAACTATTAATTACTCCATTTAAACTTGTTTGAGCTTCTCCTGATACTGTACCGCCCCATTGTCCTAAACTCCAACCAAACCCAGGAAGCTGTCCTGCGGGTCCAACACTATAGTAAGCTTGTACTCTAATGCCCCCAGATGTTGTTCCACCAGATCCCCCTTCTGTCGAAGGCATAGTAATAGTAATTGTTGTTGAAGATGAAACAGAAGTTACCATAAATTTTTTATCATCAAAATCAGAAGCGCCAAAATTTGAATTTGTAATTGTGCTAAAATTATCTAATAAAATAATATCGTTTGCTGCAAGATTATGATCACTTGAAAATGTTATTGTTACAACAGCAGAACCGTTTGTTGTTGTAAAAGCATTAGATAAGGTTGTAGTTGCTCGAATCGGGTGTATGTCATAAAACACACCACCTGAGTATGCATATAAAATTCTGTTTGTTCCTATAATAGAAAATTTGTTACCTGATTTATTAACAATGTGGTGCATGGCTCTAGCTGCGCCAGTAAGTTTATTCTCTCCTAGCTGTTGCCATCCACCTATCTTTTCAGGTGTGGAATATCTAAATCTAACATTATCACCATCGACCCATTGACTCTCGGCTTGAGTCTCAGTTAATTGTTTATTAAACCCAGGTAAAAAATTTATCTTCTGTAACATAGAACTCCAGATTATATTAGATTGCGTTGATGTTCAACGTTATTTGACTATTCCTAGCATAGGTCTTTTATCATACAAATTGGTCTTTGCAAACCTCCCATCTGCATGATTATAGTGTAAAAAGACTTGACCACATAATTGGCCTTGAAAAGGCTCTCTCCAGTGTTCTAATTCACAGCCAGAATAAATAAGCATATCACCGGGTTTTAGATTAACTTCTATACCTTTGGGTGCTCCAGGCTTATGTATGT